TTTTACGGAAGCGGCTTCCCTGCTACATTTGAAGGTTTTGAAATTGGCACGTATAATCAAATTCCGTATAATAGTGCTGCTCCAACAACAGGAACACATTTTCAAGGTAAAGTAATTTATAACAACTCTGCTGCGGCTGCAGGTTTTGTTGGATGGGTATGTACTACTGCAGGTACTTTTGGGTCATACGCTGAAGGACTTACAGTTACAGCAACAGGCACTTCTACTGTTACATTAAGTGGTTCTAATACAGAATTAAAGGTTGGGATGTATTTAACAATTAATGGTGTTCCTGCTGGAAAAATTTTATCTATTGCAGGCACTACAATGGTGATGTCATCAACTGTTAGTGCAGGTAGCGGTTTGTCAATTGCTTACACAACACCTGTTTACAAAACATTTGGCGTAATTTCAGCTTAATACCCCTAGAGGGTGGACAGTCCAGCCAAGGAGATAACATGGCACTCGAAAAGAAAGTATTTAACGACAAGGTGGAAGTTCTAAACCTAGCTGCAGGTTATCCTGTGGTGCAGGTAAGAACCGCTACGGCGATCCTAGACGATGGTGTAGAAATCTCTCGCCAGTTCCATCGGCATGTGATTACACCTGACGCAGACCTTGCTGCTGAGGATGCAGACGTTGCAGCAGTAGCTGCTGTTGTGTTCACAGACGAAGCCAAGGCTGCCTACGCAGCAGCTCAGGAGGCTCAGCAGATTTTTGCTGCAGAGTAATTTATGAAACGCAACGGACCTTTGAAGAACCACTTAGGGGTACGGCTTACGCAATCTCTGTTTGTGGAAATGCCTAACGATGGGTATAACCCTTCGTACACCATGAAGGACTATGACTTCGAGAAAGATGGTGTGGTGTATCCGTCCCTACGCAGACTGTACATGGACTGCATGGACCCGACAGAGCATGCGTTTGTAGTTCTAGCATTTGATGGTGACTGGGATCATTGGAAGAAAATCAAGGCTAATGATCTGCTGGTTACTAAGCTGAAGTACAACGAGTGGGAAGAAGAGCTATCAGCTAAGCTGCGTAGCACAGGCATGAGAGGGCTTGTGAAGCAGGCTCAGGAAGGCAATGTGAATGCAGCTAGGTGGCTAGCAGAAGGTTCGTGGAAGAGCAAGAGAGGGCGTCCTAGCAAGGCTGAGAAGGAAGGTAAGCTACGTCAGGACGCTCTGCTTGAGAAAGAGTTCGCAGAGGATCTAAAGAGGTTAGGTCTTGAGTCTTGAAGCGATTCGTAAAAAAGCTGAAGAAGACCTGTACAGCTTTGCTCGTCTGGTTAATCCTCACAGGGTGTATGGCGAGGTACACAAAGAGCTGTTCGATTGGTGGACAAGACCTTCTGCCAAAGACAACCAGCTCTGCCTACTACCGAGAGATCACCAGAAGTCCCATTGTGCTGCAGTGCGCTGTGCATGGGATTTAACGAGAGATCCGACAGAGACTATCCTGTACGTGTCTGCTACAGCAGACCTTGCAGAGAAGCAACTGTATGCAATCAAGCAGATCCTGACTTCAGAAGTTTATCGCAGGTACTGGCCTGATATGGTGAACCTAGAAGAAGGTACAAGAGAACGCTGGAATACAAACGAGATCATCGTAGATCATCCTTTGAGGAAGAAAGAAGGTGTACGAGACCCAAGTATCAAAGCTGCTGGAATCACCACTAACATCACTGGATTCCACGCTAGTCGCGTTTACCTTGACGATCTTGTTGTACCTGGGAATGCATATACTGAGGAAGGGCGTACTAAGGTTGCGGCGCTGTATTCACAACTGGCGAGTATCGAAACCACAGGCGCAACGGAGATCGTAGTAGGAACACGGTATCACCCAAGAGATCTGTACCAGACACTGATCGAAATGGAAGAAGAAGTATTCGATGCAGAGGGAGAGTTCTCACACACTGACAGAGTGTACGAGGTGTTCCAGAAGGTAGTAGAGCAGGAGGGTGTGTTCCTCTGGCCTAGAGAGATGCGCCACGATGGCAAGCTGTTTGGCTTTGATCGCAAGGAGCTAGCTCGTAAGAAAGCTAAGTACGTAGACACAACCCAGTTTTACGCACAGTACTACAACGATCCAAATGACCCGACAAGTAACAGAATTACTAGAGATAAGTTCCAGTACTTTGATTCTAAGTTCTTGACTAACGACAGAGGGTCTTGGTTCTTTAAGGATCGTAAGCTGAACGTAGTTGCAGCAATGGACTTTGCGTTCAGCCTGAACAAAAAAGCAGACTACACAGCTATTGTAGTAGTGGGTATTGATTCAGAGAACAGAATCTACGTACTAGATATTGACAGGTTCAAGACAGATAAGATCAAAAGTTACTACGATGCCCTGCTTGATTTACATATGAAGTGGGGATTCAGAAAGATCCGATGTGAAGTATCAGTAGCACAGAAAGTGTTGGTTAAGGAACTTAAAGATTCATACATTGTTCCTAATGGGCTTATGTTAAGTATCGACGAACATAATCCTACTAGACACTCTGGTTCTAAGGAAGAGCGCATCGCTGCAACTTTAGAACCTAAATATGATAACATGCAAATATGGCACCAAAAGAACGGGATGTGTACATTACTTGAAGAAGAGTTAATGCTAGCTAGACCGCCACACGATGATATCAAAGACGCACTAACAGCAGCTATTGATATCGCAGTGGCACCTACTAGGAACACATTAAGAACACGCAGAGATAACGTAGTGTTTGATTCCCGCTTCGGCGGTGTCGCATTTGCTGGCTGATAAGAGAATATTATGGCAGGTAAAGTAGCCCAGATTCAACAAGCCATCACCAAAGATAATCTCGCAGAGAGGGTGTCTGACCTTTGGCGTGAGTGGGACATGGCTCGTGCTAAATGGAAAGAGCAGAAGCGTGAACTGCGGAACTACGTTTTTGCTACGGACACTACGACTACAACTAACTCGCAGCTACCGTGGAAGAACAAAACCACGCTGCCTAAGATCTGCCAGATCAGAGATAACCTACACGCTAATTATAAGTCTGCTTTGTTTCCTAATGATAACTGGCTTCGTTGGGAAGCCTATGATGCAGACTCTGCAACTAAAGCAAAGGCAGAAGTAATCCAAGCTTATGTTGCTAATAAGCTACGTCAGTTTAATTTTATTGACGTAGTAGATCAGATGATATATGATTACATAGATTATGGCACGGTCTTTGCAGACTGTGAGTACATTAAAGAGTATCACGAGGTAGACGGTGAGCTACAGGTTATTCGTCAAGGTCCTCGTGCTATTCGTCGTAGCCCTCTGGATATTTGTATTAACCCGATTGCTCCTAGCATAGGTGAGTCTCCTGAGATCACACGCTACGTTAAGAGCATTGGTGAGCTAGAAAAAGAAATCGAAGAGAACCCTAGTGCTGGGTATCTGAAGTCTGCCCTGGATCAGATCAAGAAGAACAGAGAACAGCTTGCTGCCTACCGGGACAGCGATATCGACAAAGCCTTTGGTATGCAGATCGACGGCTTTGGTACGTACTCCCAGTACCTCAGAACAGGCTGGGTAGAGATCCTTGAGTTCAAGGGTGATATGTACCTAGAGGCAGACCAGAAGTACCTACGTAACCGTGTGGTCACGGTGATGGATCGCACTACGGTACTTCGGGATCAGCCTATCCCCACATGGTCTGGAGAGAAAACATCCGTAGGCACACAGTGGCGTAAGCGTCCTGATAACCTCTACGGCATGGGACCGCTAGATAACCTAGTGGGTATGCAGTACCGCATTGACCATCTTGAGAACATCAAGGCTGACTTGTTTGACCTGATTGCTCACCCGCCTCTGAAGATCAAGGGGCAGGTAGAAGAGTTCGATTGGCAGCCGTTTGCACAGATTTTCTTAGGCGACGATGGAGACATTGAGACACTAAAGATTGATGCTACAGCCCTGACGGCTGACACACAGATTGCAATCCTTGAACAGAAAATGGAGGAATTTGCAGGCGCACCTCGACAAGCTGTAGGTATCCGCACTCCTGGGGAGAAGACAGCATTCGAGGTGAATATCCTAGAGCAGAACAGCAGCAAGATGTTCCAAGAGAAAGTTGTACACTTTGAGATGTATATCTTGGAACCGCTGCTTAACAACATGCTTGAGCTTGCACGGATGGAACTTGATGCTGCTGACGTTATTCAAGTCATCGACACTGACGTTGGTATCCAAGAGTTCATTAGCGTAACCCCTGCTGACATTCGTGCTAAAGGTAAAATCCGCCCTGTCGGAGCCCGTCACTTTGCAGCCCGTGCCCAAATGGTACAGAACTATCAAGGGTTCCGCGCAATCTTCGGAGGTGATCCATCTGTTATGAATCACGTTAGCGGGAAGAAAGAGGCTCAGATGTTTGAAGAGCTTCTAGGCTTCGCTAAGTACGAACTGGTACGAGATAACGTACGCCTAGAGGAACAAGCTGAAAGCATCAGACTGACTCAAGAATACCAGCGTCAGATCCAAGAAGAGAGTATGACGCCTGCTGACGTTGATGAAGCTGCTCTGGAAGGTGGTGCGCTTTAATGGACTCACGGTTCTTTAGAGAAGTCACACCAGAGACCAAAGAGCAGGTTAAACAAAAGCTATTAACTGCGGACGAGGAGTTCTCTTATGTCCGTGGGATTCTCGAAAAACAAATCGAGAGTAGAAGATCTCGTTTGGAAAGCACTGACATCATGACGAATGCTAACTGGCAGAATGAAGTCAGTACTATCCTTGGAGAAATACGTGCATTCAAGCACGTTGTTGCACTACTAACCTTAGCTAAGGAGTAACTTATGTCGGAAACCACCGACCTGTTTGACGGCCAACAAGCCGCGCCAGAGCCTGATCTGTCCGAATGGATTGGAGAAGGTAAAAAGTACAAGACTCAAGAGGATGCTCTTAAGTCCGTACCGCACGCTCAGAAGCATATTCAGAACTTAGAAGAGTCTTACTCTAGTTTGCAGGCAGAGTTAGAAGCTCTAAGATCTGAAGCACAAAAGAGGGAAGGTATGGAAGAAGTACTTAAGAGACTAGAGCAAAGGGAATCACAGGCGACTGAGCCACAAGCTCAGGAATCGCAAGGCGCTCAGCCAAGTGTGGACCCAGCGAGCCTTGAAGAGCTTGTTGCATCTCGTGTACCGGAGCTGTTTAACCAGTACCAGACTCAGCAGAAGCAGGAACAAAACCTTGCTTCGGTTCAGGATGAACTGCTGAAGAGGTACGGTGATAAGGCAAAGGAAGCACTGGCAGGCAAAGCCCAGGAACTAGGTGTCTCTGTGCAGGATCTTAAAGAGATGTCTATGAAGTCTCCGAAAGCTGTGCTTGCGTACTTCGGATCTACTGGGAACCCCACTCGTCAGATCCAATCCAGTGTTAACACGGATGGTATGAGTCAAGGTGTCTCTGATGGCACTTGGAAGTACTACGAACAGTTGCGTAAAACCGATCCTAAAGCATATTGGAAAGGTGCTACACAACAAAAACTTTTCAAAGACAGAGCCCGCCTTGGTGCGGATTTTTATAAATAAGGAGTAGGTTATGGCTGGTGGAATGACTACCGCTAACAGCGATCTCCTGATTCGCAGCGAACTGTACAGCGCCCAGCTCAAGGAAATCCTCGAAGATGAACTTGAGGCGCAAAACTGGGTCGATTGGTTGACTGAGTTCCCCGATGGGACCACCTTCACGGTGCCTTCGGTTGGTCAAGCAACAACGCAAACAGTCGTTGAAGATCAGGCTATTAAGTACAGTGCTCTTGATACTGGTGAATTCCAGTTCTCGATCACTGAGTACCTGGGTTCCGCACACTACGTGACGAAGAAGAATCTCCAAGATTCCTTCTACATGCAGCGTGTCATGAGCCAGTTTGCAGCTAAAGAGTCTCGTGCAATCATGGAAGTTCTGGAAGCAGACATCCTGAAATCGCCGGGGCCGACAGCTTCTCAGACAGGTACTTCTCAGACTGCAAGTGCAGCAAACGCAATCAACGGGTACGATCACCGTTACGTTGCTACAGGTACTGGCGATACGATGGACCCTGCTGACTTTGCTTACGCAAAGCTGGCTCTTAAGAAGGCCAACGTCCCGCTGAACAACCTGATTGCTATCGTTGACCCCACAGTGGGCTATCAGCTTGAGACCCTCACGGGCCTCTCTGATGTGACCTACAACCCCCGTTGGGAAGGGATCATCGGCACAGGTCTGACCACGGGTATGCGCTTTATTCGTAACGTGTACGGCTTTGACGTTTACGAGAGCAACTACCTTGCTTCTGGCCTTGGCGAGACAATCACTCACGGTGGCTCCTCGAACAGCATCACGAACGGGGTTCAAAACCTGTTCTTCTCTGCTGATTCCACGGTGCTCCCGATCATGGGTGCTTGGCGTCAAATGCCTGAAGTTGATGCGGAATTCAACAAAGACTTCCAGCGTGAGGAGTACATCACTACTGCTCGCTGGGGTGTGAAGTTGTTCCGTCCTGAGAACATGGTCTGTGTCCTCACCGACACGACTGCTGTCTAAGGAGATCAACAATGGCTGATTTCACAAACAAAGACGGTCTTACACGGCACTACGGTCCTCAGACTCCCCGTGATAAGGCATATCAGGTTGTCTCTGTTGGTGGCGGGATCAAGCAGCTTGTCGTGGATTTTTCCTACGATGATCTGCCTGGGTTCGATGCAGATGCTGGGGGTGGTTCCACTCCTGACAGCTTCAGCGAAGC